TGGTACTAGGCTTGCACACACCCGCGAAACTAAAACAGGGGGTCAAACCCCAGCATACTAGATGAAATCTGATCCCGTTATCGTTACCCGCAAGGTTGAGGCGCTTATCCCATACGCCCGCAACAGCCGCACCCACAGCGACGCCCAGGTGGCGCAGATCGCTGCAAGCGTACGCGAGTTCGGCTGGACGAATCCAATCCTGATTGACGGCGAGAACGGCATCATCGCAGGCCACGGTCGCGTACTTGCGGCCCGCAAGCTCGGCATGGATGATGTTCCTTGCATTGAACTGGCTGGGCTGACGGAAGCACAAAGACGAGCTTACATCATTGCCGACAACAAGTTGGCACTGAATGCGGGCTGGGATGATGAACTGCTGGCGATTGAGTTTGCAGAGCTTGCCGACGCAGGCTTCGACACACTGCTGACCGGCTTCACGCAAGACGAAATAGACGCGCTGACGCCCGAGCAGATTCCAGAAGGCTTGACCGACGAGGATGCCGTGCCCGAGGTACAGCCTGATCCGATCAGCAAGCTGGGCGACGTTTGGGTGCTTGGCAAACACCGCTTGATGTGCGGGGACAGCACCAGCATTGATGCCATTGAAAGGCTCATGGATGCCGCGAAGGCAGACATGGTATTCACCGACCCGCCCTATGGCATGAGCTATGGCGGTGGCCGAGCGCAAGGCAATCACTCCCTGAATAAGCGGGGGGGGTAGTCGTGAAAGCTCATGGAATGATTTTGGGCGACGACAAGACGGGAGACGACTTGATCGCGCTTGTGCGTGATGCTCTGGCGTCGGCGGTTGCAGTGAGTAAATCCGGATCAGCGACTTATGTTTGCTTCCCGTGGCGCACCTACAGCGAGTTTGAAGCCGCGATGGAGGAGTGCGGGCTCAAGGCGTCGGCCTGCATCGTATGGGACAAGAAGTCCATTGGTCTAGGAAATGCCAACTACCGCCCGCAACATGAATTCATTTTCTATTGCAAGGGTGGCGCATGGTACGGCGACAAGGCGCAGTCTGACGTCTGGAGTCTGAGCCGAGGCGCGACTGGCAAATATGTTCACCCGACGCAAAAACCAGTGGAATTGATTGAGCAGGCGCTGAACAACAGCAGCAAGGGTGGCGACACTGTGCTTGATGTTTTTGGGGGCAGCGGATCAACCCTGATCGCCTGCGAGAAAACAGGTCGCGAGGCGCGACTGATGGAACTTGACCCTAAGTATGTTGACGTGATCGTTCGCCGCTGGCAGGAATTCACCGGCAAGCAGGCCACGCATGCAGCCACAGGCGCTACGTTCGCAGAGGTCGAGGCCGATAGCACCTTGGCGATTCCAGAATGAACGGCGTCTGCACCAGGTGGGCCGTGGTCTACAAGCACGATGGCATGCCCGTCGAGGGCACGCTCTACACGCACAAGGCAAAAGCCAACCAGCGGCACTACGGCTGCGCCAACCCGGAAAAGTTCGAGGTGGTTGAAATGGCCGTGATGCCGGTGGCGCTGGCGCACAAGCTGGTGGCGGCCTTGCCGAATGGGGTCAAGCTGTGACCGCAGGCCGCAAGCCAACGCCGACCGCCCTGAAGCTGGTCAAAGGCAACCCCGGCAAGCGCGCAGTCAACAAGGCCGAGGCCGTGGTCGCGCTGGCCGAGCCAACGCCGCCCGCCTTCCTGTGCGATGACGCAAAGGTCGAATGGGGCCGGGTATGCAGTGCGCTCTATGCCGCTGGCCTTATGACTGATCTTGACCGGGCCGCATTAGCCGCCTACGCAGCCGCATACGGGCGCTGGGCGCAAGCAGAAAGGGCTATCAATAGGATGGCTGCCAAGGACGAATTAAACGCCGCGCTGATGATCAAGACCACAGCAGGCAATGCCATACAAAACCCACTCGTTGGGATCGCAAACAAGGCCAAGTCGGACATGGTGCGCTACGCCGCAGAGTTCGGGATGACCCCTTCGGCGCGTTCTCGCGTCACCGCGACACCTGATGACAAACAGCAAGAAAACAAAGCCGCCCGTTATTTCTGACGCCGCCACGCAGTATGCGCAAGAAGTGGTCGCATGTAAGCGGGTCGCTGGGCCTCACGTTCGCGCACAGTGTGCACGGCACCTAAAAGACATTAAAGAAGGCGGAAAGCGTGGCCTCTCATGGAGCGTAGAGGCATCAGAGAAGGCGCAAGGGTTTTTTGAGGACGTACTAAAGCTAAACGGTGGCGACTTCGAGGGAAAGCCATTTATGCTGCTACCTTGGCAACAGTTCGTCATCGGCTCACTGTTCGGTTGGATGGGCGCAGACGGGCACCGCAGGTTCCGTAACGCGTACATAGAAACCGCCAAAGGCTCAGGAAAAAGCCCGTTGGCTGCTGGCGTCGGTATGCTTGGACTGGTCGCGGATAGCGAGCCAAGGGCTGAAATCTACAGCGCAGCCACCAAGAAAGATCAGGCAATGATCTTGTTCCGTGATGCGGTTGCAATGGTTGATCAGTCGCCGGAGTTGTGCAAACGCCTACAGAAGTCAGGCACTGGAGAGCGATGCTGGAATCTGGCTTATATGGCTCAAGGCGCGTTTTTCAGGCCTATCAGTAGTGACGATGGGCAGTCAGGCCCAAGGCCGCACATAGGGCTAATTGATGAGCTTCATGAGCACAAGACAAACACCGTAGTCGAAATGATGCGGGCGGGCACAAAGTCGCGCAGGCAGGCAATGATTTTTATGATTACAAATGCGGGGCACAACCGCATGGGGCCATGTTGGGGGTATCACGAATACGGCGCAAAGGTTGCAGCGGGTGACGTTGTTGATGATGCATTTTTTCCTTACGTCTGTTCGCTGGACGAGCTTGACGATCCATTCCAGGATGAGTCCTGCTGGCTGAAGGCTAACCCTTCGCTTCAAGATGCCGACTTGCCGGGTATGAAATACATCCGGGAGCAGGTAGTCGAGGCGAAGGGGATGCCAAGCAAGGAGGCGATTGTCCGCAGGCTCAATTTCTGCCAGTGGACGGACGCTGAAAGCCCGTGGATCTCTGGCGAAGTCTGGAAAGGCGCAAAACAGGATTTTGATTGGCGCGATTTGCGCGGGCGTCGGGCGGTTGCAGGGCTTGATTTGTCTAGTACCACCGACTTAACAGGCATGGTGTTTCTGGTGGAGCCGGTAGAGGCTGGCGAACCTTGGAAGTTGGTTCCGTTTGCATGGCTTCCTGATGTCGAATTGCAGCGTAAAGCCGATAACGACAGGGTGCCTTACTTGCAATGGAAAGCTGAAGGCTACCTGGACACGACACCCGGCAGGGCAATCAGCAAGCGGATCATTCTGCAAAAGCTGTCGGCCATGTGCGACTTTTTCGAGATCATTTCTGTTGGCTATGACCGCTGGCGTATGGCTGACTTGATCAGCATGGCAAACGATGACGGCATCACACTGCCGGAAATGAAAGAGGTCGGCCAAGGTTACAAGGACTTCAGCCCAGCCATTGAAGCCTTTGAACGAATGCTGCTTAACGGCGAGATAGCGCACGCAGGGCACAAGGTGCTTGATTGGTGCATGAGCAACGCAGTGATTGAGCAGGATGGCGCGGAAAACCGCAAGCTATCGAAAGAAAAAGCAACAGGCCGAATCGACTTGGCAGTTGCTGCTGTTATGGCGGCAGGGCTGGTGAATGCAACGGCATCGTCTGAAAAATCATTTTGGGAATTGGATTAAATTTTGAACTTCTTTGACCGCTTGCTAGGCCGCAAAGCCGCACAGCTTACCTATGATCAGGTGGCTAACCTGATCGACGGTAATGGTGGCGGCATTGTCGCTGGCGTTGCTGTCAACGAAAAGACCGCGCTACAAGTCTCTACCGTTCTGGCCTGCGTCAAAGCCATTGCTGATGGCTGCGCGACACCGCCGATGCACGTTTACCGCGAGTTGCCCAACGGCACGCGCCAGAAGGCGACCAACATCCCGGAATACCGCCTGTTGTCTCGCCGTCCGAACGCATGGCAGACCTCGTTTGAATGGCGTCGGCAAATGACGCTGCACGCAGCGCTCACTGGAACAGGCTTGTCTATCAAGGTGCGCGGCGGCAATGGTCGTGTGACTGAGTTGCTGCCCGTTGAACCGGGCCGGTGGGATGTGCGCAAGGTCAACCGCTACGAACTACGCTACCGTTGCTATGACGAATTCGGCCTGATTGGCGACTTCGGCCCTGATGACGTTTTCGTGATCAACGGCTTGCAATGGGATTGGCACGAATCGCTGAACGCTATCACGCTTGCCAAAGCCGCTATCGGCCTGTCAATCGCCACAGAGCGCAGTCAATCGGCCATGCACGCAAATGGCTTGAAAACAAGCGGTACCTACTCGGTGGACGGCATACTCAACCCCGAAGCGCACGAACGCTTGTCGGCATGGCTCAAACGCAAGGCAGGCCCCGACAACGCCGGCACACCGCTGGTGCTGGATCGCAATGCCAAATGGCAAAGCACGGCCATTACTGGGGTCGATGCGCAGCATGTTGAGACACGCCGCCTACAGATTGAAGAGGTTTGCCGGGCGTATGGCGTGTTTCCGATCATGGTTGGGCACAGCGACCGCGCTGCCACTTTCGCTTCATCTGAGGCGTTTTTTGCTGCGCATTTGAAGCACACTCTTGCGCCTTGGCACAGGGCGTGGACTCAGCGCCTTGATGAGATGTTGTTAGATGGATCAGGCCCATTATTTGCAGAGTTTGACACTCGATATTTGACCGCTGGAAGCATGGTTGACCGCGCTCAATGGATGCGTACCGCCGTGGAAATGGGTGTGTATACAAGAAACGAAATCCGAGACTATGAGGGAATGGACCCAATAGACGGTCTGGATGAAATACTTGTCCCTCTCAACATGACAACGCCCGGAGAATCCGCAGCTAAAGCCAAAGAAGATAGTAAAAAAGGATTGGATGAAGTGATAAAATGACGAAGCCCACACAGCGTATCGAGCGCAGTGCAGGCTTCTAACCATCATTGAAAGTGACTTCAAATGACAGCTATAGGCATTTTACAGCCAGAAAAACCACACGGGTTTTTGTATCGGCTAACTTTCCCAAACGGTAAGGCTTACATTGGGATTACCAGTAGGACAGCAAAAGCGAGATTTAAAGAACACTGCAAAAACGCAGCCAGTGGTCGGGGTATCGCGGTTAGCAGAGCCATAACTAAATATGGGCATCAATCGGTTGTCGTTGAAACATTGCTTTCCGCAACGTGGGACTATTTGCTGTTTATTGAGCCGCTGGTGATCGAGCTTTACGGGACCAAGGGCAATGGTGGTTACAACTTATCCGCAGGCGGAGAAGGCGTGATTGGAGTTGTCCCAACGCCAGAAACTAGAGAGCTATTGCGCCAAGCAAACCTTGGGAAAAAGCATAGCGAATCGACCATAGAAAAGATGCGTGCCTCACATAAAACTGCGGTTTGGACTCCTGAGTCACGCGCGAGGCTTGGTCACATGAAGGGCAAAAAGCCCAGTGAAAAGACCATAGAAAAAATACGCATAGCCAACACCGGGCGCAGGCAAACCCCGGATCAGATTGAAAAGTTAAGAGTTGCCAGCACCGGAAGGGTAAGGCCGCCGCACGAAGTTGAAAAGATCAGGGC